TCCGAGAAGATCCATCGCAAGAGCCTCGCGCTCCGTCTCGTTCTCGACCGTGCCGAGCTTCTGAATGACCTCGTTCCAGACATCATCCGTATTGCGAAGATTGCCCTCTGCATCCGTTATTGAAATGCCCAGCCTGTCGAACGCCTCGGCCTGTTTTCCTGTTCCGTCCACCGCCGACGACATCGACTTTGTGAGCTTTCTGTGTGATGCCGCTATGGTCTCGACCTCTACATCAACGAGCTGAGCCGCCGCCGAATACATCTGCAATTCCTGTGTGCCGATCCTGTACTTCGCCGACAGCGTGTTCATATCGTCAGCCCACGAAGCCGACTTGACCGCGATCGCTCCGATAGCACCCGCAACAACAGCCGCCGCAGCTGAGAACTCTCTCATAGCGTTGCCCGCCGCAGTCAGTTTGCTGCCCATCTCTTTGAACTGCTCCGATGCGGCGCGGAGATTAACGTTGCCGATTTTCTTCTCTTCGGCTACGAGATGCTTTAGTTTCGACTCGGTCTCAATGATCTCGCGCTGAACGCGGCGATACGCCTCGGAGTTTTTGTCAATACCCTGAGCGTCCATTTGCTTCTGCGCGTTCTTGAGTTCGTTGAGGTTCGTCTTAGTCTGCTCGATCTTCTGCCTGAGAAGGTCCTGCTTCTGTCTCCACAGCTCTACCGATGTCGGATTGAACTTGAGGGCCCTGTCAACGTTCTTCAGCTCCCTGTCGATGTCCTTCGTGCTATTCTTGATTTGTCGGAGGGCCTTATCGAGTTTGGTGGTATCGCCCTGAAATTCGATTGTAATGCCCTTTATATTTCCAGCCATTTAAATGCCCTCTAACCGAAAAATGCGTTGATGTCGTTCTGTGATGCCTTCCGCTTCGTTCCGTGCTTCTCAGCGCGTTTTTGAGCCTTCTGCGCGGCTCTCTGCCTGTTGTTGTAGACGATGCAAAAGTCCACGACCTGACCTATCTGCATTTTCTTTATATCTGTCAGTGTTAGTCCTCGCTCGAGTCCTGCGAGGATGATTGTGTCGATGTCGATTCCGGCTGAACGACCTTTATCCCGTTTCGAAGGTCTTTCAGCCTCTTCAAGTTTTTTGAGCTGACTAAGCCTTTGAACGCCAGCTTGAACACTTCCGGCGCGATCGTATCGACCGGGAAGTCATCGAAACCGCGCACCCATGTTTTCGGATCAGGGATGTCATCGTCGCAAGCCTTCGCCATCGCCCATGTGATGTTTATAAGTTCAACGAACTCGAGACCGCTCAGATGTATCACGGCATCGAGAAGCCTGTCGCCGTCAAGTGCCTTGATGATGTCGGTCACTTCGACTTTGCCGCCAGTGCCCACCTCTTCGATGAAACCTCCGGCAATATCAAGCGCAGCCGCGAGCATCGGCATCATTGTCGGAATAATGTCGTGTCCGAACTGGTCTCTGTATGTAATAGCCCAGCTCACGTTGTTTGTGAGCCGAACGTCCTGTTTTCCGATCTTGATTGTCTTTTCCATTGTTCACCTCCTATGAAAAATGGAGCGGGACCAGATACAGCCCCGCCCCGTTTCGATTAAGTGGTTGTCGGTGCCGGAGGATTTGTAAACAGTGTGCTGTATCCCGTAGCTCCCTGATTGTACGAAACCATTGAGATACCTGTTTTGTTATCGCCCGCAACTGTTACCGCAATCGTCTCTGTTGCCGGTTCGATGCTCTCCTCTTCGGTGCTGTACTCGCGAGTGATGCCGCCGAGTGAGCAGTTATACATGATAATTCTGCGGGACTCAGCATCACCCTCGACCTGAAATGCGATATATACATCCGGCTTCGTAACGTTCTTGACGCAAGCGAGACCGCCATCGCCCTTCTGAATGTATCCGAGGAAGTTCTTCTTAAACTGATCATCGAACTTCGCGACTTCGAGATCGCCCTCGAATGTACCGCCGGTATAGCCGCTCCAGTACACAACGTTATCGGCGTAGAACTTATTGGACTCGCTCTGCTCCTCAGGGCTGAACGAAACCGCTCCGGCCTGATGGTATGGTGTGCCCATTGTTACACTGCCTGCTGTGCCTACTGTGTAGGTGCCGACGTACAGATTCGAGATACCAAATTCGACTTTATTTGCCATTCTGATTTCTCCTTAAACGTAGTAATAAATCACGAACACACCCTGATCCTCGATAAAGATGTCCTCGGATTTGTCATATAAATAGCCAGCCGCGAGAAGTGCGTTCTCGATGCTGGCCTCGTTCTGTTCGTTCTTTGTTGTGAAGTAATACTCGACCTGATACTGATTCTTGCGCCAGTAATGTGTGTTATCTGCCTCCATGACGTTCTGACCGTTGCCGATGTACACGATGTACGGCGGGTCCTGGTCCGTCCTGAAATGCGAATAAGCACACGGAAGGCCGGTGCTCTGTAGTATTGCGTAAATGCTCATGGTATATCCTTTATGATTCTGCGCGGTAGCTCATCGACCGCCCATTCCTCGACAGGCGCGATGTGCTTGATCGGATGTGTGCGACCATACGTGCCCTTTTTATTCCTGATAACGTGACCGTTCTCGAGCAAGTGTGTGAGCTGATAGTCGGTGCGATTGTGTACAACGACATCCATATCGCCCTGCTTTTTGGTGCCCCATCCTTTAGCGTATGACCCTGTTTTGACTGGAGAAGTGTTTTTCAGCTTATTAACTGACTCTCTTGCGACTTGCTGGATATTGGTCTTTGCCGACTGCTCGACCTCTTTATTGACCTCATCCAACAACTCGGTCATCTGAGCCGTTACACTTTCAGTCTTAGCCATTATGAACACGCTCCTCACATATCAGGCTTATAGCGTCTCTCTGTGCGTTCCAGTCCGTGCGGATCACGTTGTAGAGTCTGCCCTCCCATTCGAGTAGCCGCTCGCCTCTGTAGTCCGCTTTATTCGCGATCACGAACGTTATGCTCGGATGCAGCCCCGTCTGAGCCGCGTTGTAGAACTCCGCACTGTATACGCCACGAGGCATCACATAGACAGGATTATCCGTATATGTAATGACCTCGTTGCCGTATTCGTCATGTGTGGTTATCGGTTCGCCCTTTAGCGTTGCAATCGAGTCATACATCGCTATCACCCCAATCGGTATAGCCCGTAGCTGTTACGAGCTGAGCCTTCTGCTCGTCGTATGACCTTTTGAGGCGGTCAGCGTCCTCAGGGATGCCGAACTGAAACTTGCAGTATGTGATTATCGCCCTTGTGCAAATCTCATCGAGCGTCGACGGAAGTACAACTCCCGCGATACCGAGATCAGACTCAGCCGCCTTGATCAGGTCCGCAAGTTCGTCGTTGAACGCGTCCGTATTTATCCTGAGTGCCATCTTAACCTTGTCAAGTGTTGCCATAACTTACCTCACAACAGGAGCGAGGTTATTCGCCCCGCTCCGCATTTTTCTTTAGAGTTAACTGATAGTTCTTGAAAAATTCCTTCGTGATAACCGTGTGTCCTACGTGTCCGAGTCCGATGGATGGATCCGCAAGTATCTTGTACCCGCACTGTCTCGCCCGCCAGCAGAACGCGATGTCCTCGCCACAGTTTGCTATCGGCGTGAACATCTGTCCGAACCTCGCAAATACCGAGACGAATATCTCCGCTTTCATCAGGACGCACCCGAAGCCACACGCGCCGACCTCAAACGGCTCGGTTGGTATATCTTCGAACTCAGTCCATTCGAACGCGGTTTCATCTTCGTTTAGGTCCATCGTCTTAAATGCGACAGGCGAAAACGGCTGTGTGCGTCTGTAGTAGATGCCCGTCACCATATCGGCTCCGTTATCGATGTGCTCGAGAAGCCTCTTCAGTGTGTCGGGATTGAATACCATGTCGGAGTCGAACCACATAACGAGGTCCGCTTCGTCGAGTAATGCCTTCTTTGCGATCTGGTCACGGCTCGTATAAATCAAAGAACCGAGGTTGAACCAGATTGAAATCTGTGTGTCCTCGATTCCGTAAGATGTCAACGTTGCCAGACTGTGCGCGAATTGTGCCGGGAGCTGGTCCATACACGGCACCGCGATAAGAATCTTTCTCATATCAGTCACCTCCTAAATTTCTGATACTCGAATTACTTCGTGATCTTAACGAACGCGTTCGGTGCTACAACGCCGAGTGCAACGTACTCACGGCCGAGAACTTCGATGAGGTCCTCTTTCTTCTTGCTGAGTTCGTCGAACTTAAATTCGATGTTGTCTCCGTTAGGGAAGTTAGCAAGTGCGCCGTGTCCGAGGTCGCCTACGATAGCGTATGTTACGCCGGTTGTGGCAGCGGATGCCGAAGCGATTGTGTTGTTGAATACAACTGGGAGACCCTCGAACGGATCAACAGGGAACGAGCCGGCATACTCAACAGCCTTGAATGTGCCCCATGTCTGTTTATTCATCATGATGACAGGATTGGCCGCCTCATCGCTCAGAAGGGACATAGCTGCTGCCACTGTTCCGAGTGCTGGGCTTGCTGCTACGAGTTTAGGAACTCCCGGGCAGTCAGTAGTCGAAACTGTTCCGCAGGCCTCGATCTTTGCGATCATTGTATCGGCTGCCTTCTTTGCGATTCTGTATGCCAGTTCATCGTAGATGTATCTCAGGAACTCTTCGCCTCTGAGGTCATAAACTTCATCGGATATTGAAATCCATTTCTTTATTGATTTCGGCTGAAGTTCTACGATTCCGAGAACGAGCGTCTCTTCGCCTACTGCTGTATCGCCTTCATTGTGAATAACTGCGTCTGATCCGCTGGCTTCGAACTGGATTTTCAGATTTCCTCTGACAAAGCTCTTGCGAACGAGGGACATGATTCCTTCTTTTTCCCACGCGGTCTTTACGATGTCGTAAACGAACTCAGGAACAGCAACAGTGCCGGTTCCGTTTGGAGTTGTGTCGTTCTCAGAAGTGAGCTTTCTGCACTCCATATCGTTTCCGCTCTTGATGTACTCAGCGTATGCGTTGATGTACTCAGGTGTGTTTCTTACTTCCATTG